ATTCTCTGGAACGCCTAGAGCGGTTGAAGGATGAAGTTGAAGAAGCTAAAAAACGCGACACCTAAATACGAAGGTAAGTTTTGGTCTTATCCACAAAGAAAATTTTTATCATATAATGAATGGATAGCAGAGGAGTGGCCTTGTGGCAACGACAAAAAAGAAAAAGTCAAGAGTAAATGAAGCAGGTAATTATACTAAACCTACTATGCGTAAAAGACTTTTTAATAAAATAAAAGCAGGTAGTTCAGGAGGCAATGCAGGGCAATGGTCCGCACGTAAAGCACAAATGTTAGCAAAACAATATAAAGCCGCAGGTGGCGGTTATACATAGGAAAAGTTATTATGCCAATGGGAAAAGGAACATACGGATCACAAAAAGGTAGACCATCTAAGAAAGATGATAAAAAGAAAAAAATGATGATGGGTGGTATGAACAAAAAGAAAATGATGATGGGTGGTGGTAAAATGAAATATTCAATGGGTGGTGAAGTTACTAAACCTAATTAATTATGGCATTAAAAAAATCACAAAAAAGTCTAAAGTCTTGGACAAAACAAAAGTGGCGTACTAAGTCTGGCAAACCTAGTGCTAAAACTGGTGAAAGATATTTACCAGAAAAAGCAATAGCATCATTATCTAGTAGTGAGTATGCTGCTACAACAAGAAAGAAAAGAGAAGATACTAAAAAAGGTAAGCAGCATTCTAAACAGCCTAGAAAAGTAGCTAAAAAAACTAGAAGCTATAGGAAAGCATAATATGAAAGTTAAAGCTCCTGCAGGTCATCATTGGATGAAACAAAAAAACGGTGGCTATAAACTGATGAAACATACTGGTAAGTTTGTTCCGCATAAAGGAGCTACTTTAAATGCTTCTTTTGAAATTCAGAAATCTCACGGTAAATAATTATGGCTAAAAATTCTAGGCGCAATAGACAACGTAAGAAAAAAATGAGTAATGTAATGCTAGTACCTCCTGAAAGAGAAATGTATGCAGAAGGTGGTAAACTACCAGACTTAACTGGTGATGGGAAAGTAACACAAGCTGATGTCCTTAAAGGGCGTGGTGTATTTCAAGAGGGTGGTGAAGTTCCAGTAGATACTTATCCTAATATACCGCCAGAAGAAATGGCAGCAGCACAAGCTTCACAACTTCCAGATGAACAAATGGAAGAAGATTATGTAGAGTTCGTAATGAATGAAGCTTTAGATCAAGAAGAACAAATGTATTTAATGAATGCTTTAGAAGGCGATCCTCAACTTAGTATGATTTTTGACAAAGTTGTAGATACGGCTTCTGAGTTTACTGGCTCTGGAGAAGTTGCAGGGCCGGGAACAGGAGTCTCAGATTCAATACCTGCCAGATTATCTGACGGTGAATTTGTGATGACTAGAAAGGCCACTGATCAAATAGGCGCAGACAGACTTCAAACAATGATGGACGAAGCTGAACGTGCTTATGATGGTGGTTTAATGAGAAAAGACGAAGACACTGATATAGAAGACAACATGAATAAAGTAATGATGACTGCTAATCAAATGCCTAGTCTTAATATTCGACAACGATAACGGCTACCTTGAAGTAAAAGCACCATTTTGAATTATCCGTACAAATAATTCATTGTAATGGCTACCTTTTAAAACTTACAAGCCCCGTGGAGGAAGTACAATGACTGAAGTACAAACTAATCCTGTGGAGGAAAAAGCACCTAATCCTTATAATGCAAAGAAATCATGGCATACTCCTGATAGACCAAGAACGGAAAATGCTGATGGTTTGTTTTATGCACCATCTCCTGAACAACAGGCTACGCCTTCTGAAGAAGAAACAGAAAAGCCCCCTGCTAAAAGTTCTAAAGATGTTAATTATAAGAAAAGGTATGACGATCTAAAGAAACATTACGATAGTAAAATTTCTGAGTTTAAACAAAGAGAACAAGAGCTAGTAGCAGAAGCATCTGAAAACGTTCCTGCATATCAAGCTCCAAAGACTTTGGAAGAACTTGAGGAGTTTAAAGCAAAAAATCCAGACTTGTATGAAACAGTTGAGACTGTAGCACATTTGCAAAGTGAAACTCAAACTGAAACATTACGACAGCAGCTATCAGCATTGCAAGAACGTGAAGCTGATATTTTAAAGCGTGAAGCTGAGACAATGTTAAGAGAGAGGCATCCTGACTTTGAGGATATACGTGGTGATGATGCATTTCACGAATGGGCTAAAGAACAACCAGAAGCAATACAACAATGGATCTATGCTAACAACAGTGATGGAACTCTAGCTAGTCGCGCTATAGACCTTTACAAAATGGAAAAGGGGATAGTTCAGCCACCACAAAAGAGGCAGTCTAAAGCTAAAGAGCAGAGGTCTGCTGCTGACATGGTATCAACAAAAACCACAGCAGTAGATTCCAAAGCTCCTAAGATTTGGACAGAAAAAGAAATTGCTAGGATGTCTATTGATCAATTTGATCGTTATGAAGATGAAATTAAATTGGCTTTATCAGAAGGCAGAATAGCTAAATAAGTTTTTAAGAGGATATTACAATGGCTTATAACCAATCTGATCAATTTTTTGAACAAAGCACAGACACCAATGGTAACTTTGGTAACTCTGTGTCAGGTCAAACCAACTCGTTTTTCTTACCTTCGGTCTATTCTAAGACCGTCCTAAATTTCTTTAGGAAGTCATCTGTTGCAGAAGCAATTACTAATACAGATTACGCAGGTGAGATTGCAGCTTTTGGTGATTCTGTAAAGATTATCAAAGAACCTGAAATTACTGTGTATCAGTATGAAAGGGGTGCAGACGTAACTGCAACTAAGCTCACTGACCAAGAACTAACTTTGGTCGTAGATACAGCTAACGCATTTAAATTTATCGTAGACGATATTGAAACCAATATGTCTCACGTTAATTTCCGTGACGTTGCTGCATCTTCAGCAGCTTACTCGCTAAAGGATGCCTTCGATGAGGGTGTTATTGCGTCAATGTTTGCAGGAGTATCTGCAGCTTCACCTAATCACATCTTAGGTGCTGACAACGCAACTGACATTGCAGCAGGAACTTTTGATGGTACTGGTAATCTTGACATAGGTTTTGCTTCTGGTGAGCATGACCCAATTGATGTTCTTTCACACATGGCGCGTCTACTTGATGAGCAAAATGTTCCTGAAGAAGGTCGTTGGTTCTTAGCAAATCCAGAGTTTTATGAAGTACTTGTTCAAAGTTCTTCTAAGCTTCTGTCTGTTGACTACAATGCAGGTCAAGGCTCAATCCGTAATGGACTAGTATCATCTGGTAAGTTACGTGGCTTTGATATGTATAAGACTAACAATATTGCTGCTACTACAAACGCAGCAGGTAAGTGTATTGCAGGTCACATGTCAGCGGTTGCAACAGCACAGACCATCACAAATACTGAAGTAATTCGTGATCCTGATAGCTTTGGCGATATAGTGCGTGGACTCCATGTTTATGGATCTAAAGTACTACGTGGCGAAGCATTGGTATCTGCATTCTACGGTATCGACTAATATTATTGGGGGCTGAAATATGCCCCCTTTAATTTTTAAAGGAAGTTAAAGTATGCCACAAATAGGAACTGAACAAACTCCTGTTAGATTTAATCCGAAAGGAAAAGTAAAAGTTGGTGGTGTTTATTTAAAGAATGAAAATAAAGAAAAATATAACGATAACTATGATCGTATTTTTAATAAAACTAATAGTAAAGTAAACAGTAAACAACTTGTGAAATAATTATGGCTACTACATTTTTACAATTATCAAATGAATTATTAAGAGAGTTGAATGAAGTAGTCTTAACTTCAGCAACTTTTTCTAATGCTGTAGGAATACAACAACATGCTAAAGATTGTATTAACAGAGCATACTTAGATATAGCTAATGAAGAACCTCAATGGCCCTTTTTAGCTACAGGTGAAAGTGGAGCTACTGATCCTATGTATGGTAATGTTTCTGTAGATACCACAGCAGGAACTAGATGGTACGAATTAAAAGCTGCTAGTTCATCTGTTAAAGATGATTATGGGTCTATTGATTGGGATAATTTTTATTTAACAACAGTAGGAGTAAGCGGTGAAGTAGCTCCTTATGTTTCTAAAAATTTAAGATTTATTACAATAGAACAATGGAAAGATTTTAGACGTACATCTGAAAATGCAGATGATGCTGATCAGGCAGTAGGTGGTGAACCTCGCTTTGTTATTAGAAGCCCTGATGCAAGAAAGTTTGGGTTAAGCCCAATACCTGATCAAGTTTATAAAGTTTGGTTTTTTGCTTATGATTTACCAACAGAACTAGATGCATATGACGATACTATAGTTTTTCCTGATGTATATAAAACAGTAATATTATCTAAAGCTAGATACTATACACATCAATTTAAAGACAACCCTCAAATGGCAGCTTTTGCTTTAGAAGATTTTAAGAAAGGGTTAAGAAGCATGAGAGAAAATTTAATAGGTACTGCCCCTATATACATGTCTGATGATAGAGTAAGGTTTGATTAACTATGCAAGCATTTGGATTATCTTGTCAAGGTGGATTAAATACTAATTTAAATCAATTTCAAATGCTTCAGCAGCCGGGATTCGCTACTGAACTTTTAAATTTTGAAGTTGATCCTGACGGTGGCTATAGAAGAATAAATGGCTATACGCAGTTTGGCGATACTAATCCTAATAGCTCTAATGGTATATTAGGTCTTTTTGTATATGCAGATGGAGTAATAGCAGCATCAGGAACTAATCTTTATTTTAGTTTAGATGGCTCTACTTGGCTACAAATAAATAAAGCCAGTGTAGATAGTGCAGGAGATAACCACACTACATTTACAGGTCGTAGTACATTAGCTAGAACAACACAAGGTCAAGTTACTTTTTCTTTATTTGAAGGTAATAGTTTATATGGTGAAGTAGCTATTACTGATAAAGGTTCTGGTTGCAAACCTGCAATATTTAAAATGACAGGAACAGGAGCATTAACTAATAGAACTTTTTTTTATGAAGAAGTTACTGTAGATGGTTCAGTATATCCAAAGTTCTGTACAATACATGATAAACACTTAGTAGTCGCAGGGGCAAGCACTGCTCTTAATACAATATATTATAGTAGTACAAGTGATATAAATAGTTTTTCAGGTAGTGGTGCAGGAAGTATTTTATTAGATGATCAAGTAGTTGGATTAAAAAGTTTCCGTGGTGACTTGATTATATTTTGTAAAAATAGTATTTATAAATTAGTAAATATTAATGATGCAGCTTCTATTGCTGTTGTGCCTATAACTAAAAACGTAGGATGTTTAGATGGACATAGCATTCAAGAAATTGGAGGCGATCTTTTATTTCTAAGCCCAGACGGTTTACGTTTGGTTGCAGGTACAGCGCGTATTGGTGACGTAGAGTTAAGTTCTGTTTCTAGACAAATTCAATCTTTAATATCTGACATTGCAAGTTCTATAAATAGTTTTATAATAACTAGCGCAGTACTAAGAAGTAAGTCTCAATATAGATTATTTTATAGTTCTTCTGTAGCAGCTACTTCTGCTTCTAAAGGAATCATAGGTACTATAACACCACAAGGTTTTGAATGGTCAGAAACAGAAGGAATACAAGCACACGGTTTTACATCAGGTCTTAATAGTGATAGTGTAGAAAAAATATATCATGGTGATAAAGATGGTTATGTTTATAATCATAATACAGGAAATGATTTTAATCCTACAGGAACTCAAACAAGTATTAAAGCTAGATACAAAACACCTAATTTAGATTTTGGTGATGCAGGAACATTAAAGACAATGCATTATGTAAAAATGTCTTTAACACCTGAAGGTTCAATACAGCCTAACTTAAAAGTTTCTTATGATTTTGATGATAATACTAAACCTCAACCTTCGGCATATCTTTTAGACAATGTGCCATTACCAACAGTTTTTGGCACAGCAGTATTTGGTACAGGAATATTTGGAGGATCAACTGATCCAATGGTTAGACAAGCTGTACAGGGAAGTGGACATAATGTAGCTTTAAAATTATTCAGTGAAGATACAAACGCGCCATACTCAATAAATGGATTCTATATAGACTATAGACCTTCTGGTAGGAGATAATAATGGCTACAAGTTATACTAGACAAAGCAGTTTTTCAGATGGCGATACAGTTACTGCTGCGTTATTTAACAATGAATATAATCAATTACTAACTGCTTTTTCCTATGCAAGCAGCGGTACAACTGGTCATAGACATGATGGATCAGCAGGAGAAGGCGGTAATATACATACTATTGGTGATCAAGATTTTTTAAATAAAATTCTTACTACTGGTAATACTTGGGAGTTTTATGTAGAAGTTTCTAGTGCTGCTGTAAAACAACTTGTCTTACAAGATGGTGCATTAGTACCTCATGCTGATAGCGATTTAGATTTAGGAACAAGTAGTAAATATTTTAAAGATGCTTATATAGATAGTATTACAACAACAGGTAATGTAGGGATAGGTGGCAATTTAACAGTTACAGGAACTACGACTTTAAATGGTGGTACATTAACTCTTGGAGATGCTGCCACTGATAATGTTGTTTTTGGAGCAGATGTAAACAGTAGTATTATTCCTAACACAGATAGTGCTTATGATCTAGGTTCTTCTGGACAAGAGTGGCGCGACATATACATTGATGGTACAGCTTATTTAGATGCTATAAATTTTAATGGCACAGCAATTAGTGCAACAGCAGCTGAACTTAACATACTGGATGGCGTAACAAGCACCGCTGCAGAACTTAATATACTTGATGGTGTAACATCTACAGCAGCTGAACTTAATATATTAGATGGTGTAACAAGTACTGCTGCCGAATTAAATATTTTAGATGGTGTAACAAGCACTGCAGCTGAACTTAACATACTAGATGGTGTAACTAGTACCGCAGCAGAACTTAATGTCTTAGATGGTATCACAGCTGTTGTAGGAGAATTAAATGCTCTTGATATTGGTTCAACAGCAATAGGAACTGCTGTAGCTTCTAAAGCTGTAATATTAGATGCTAATAAAGATTATACTGGCATAAGAAATCTTACTATATCAGGAGATCTCACTATTAGTGGTGATGATCTTGTAATGGGTACAAATACTGCAGGTCATATTTTAGTAGCTGATGGCACTAATTTTAATCCTACTGCTGTCGGAGATTTATCTGAAATATCAACTGTAGCTAACGATGATGTTTTTATTGCAATAGATACATCTGGTGGTGGATTAAAAAAGATTTCTCGTAGTGCAATAGTGTCTGGATTAGCCACTTCTGGTTCAGCAATTTCTAATGTAGTCGAAGATACTACCCCTCAACTGGGTGGTAACTTAGATATGAATAGTAAAGATATTGTTACAACTTCTAATGCTACTATTGATTTAGCACCAAATGGAACAGGTACAGTTGTAGTTAAAGGTAATACTAATTCAGGTGCAATAGTATTTAATTGTGAAAGCAACAGTCACGGTCAGAAAGTTTATGGACAACCTCATTCAGCAGGAGTTACTAATACTTTAATGCTACCTGCAGGTGCTAATTCAACATTAGTATCTCTTGTATCTACAGATACCCTCACTAACAAAACACTAACCTCGCCTAAAATTAATGAAGATGTAGTAGTTTCTGCAACGGCTACCGAGCTTAATCTTCTTGATGGTGTAACAGCTACTACAGCTGAACTTAATATTCTTGATGGTGTAACTAGTACCGCTGCAGAGTTAAATACATTAGATGGTATTACCGCTGTTGTAGGTGAACTTAATGCTCTTGATCTTGGTGCTACAGCTGTAGGAACAGCAATAGCTTCTAAAGCAGTTATACTTGATTCTAATAAAGATTATACAGGTATGCGTAATCTTACAATTAGTGGAGAGTTAGATGCAGGATCATTAGATATTTCTGGTGATGCAGACATTGATGGCACATTAGAAACAGATGCTCTGTCTATTAATGGAACAGCTGTTACAAGTACTGCTGCAGAACTTAATATTCTTGATGGTGTAACGTCAACTGCAGCAGAGTTAAATGCTTTAGATGGAATTACTGCTGTAGTCGGAGAACTTAATGCTCTTGATCTAGGAGCAACAGCTATTGGAACAGCCATCGCTTCTAAGGCTGTAATATTAGATGCTAATAAAGATTATTCAGGTTTAAGAAATTTAACAATTAGTGGTGAGTTAGACGCAGCAACATTAGATGTATCAGGTGATGTAGATGTTGATGGTACATTAGAAACAGATGCGTTATCTATTAATGGCACAGCTGTTACAAGCACAGCAGCAGAATTAAACATTCTTGATGGTGTGACAAGCACCGCTGCTGAGTTAAACATTCTTGACGGTGTTACTAGCACTGCAGCAGAACTTAATATACTTGATGGTGTTACAGCCACTACAGCAGAGTTAAATTATTTAGACCTAGCAACACTGGGCAGTACAGCAGCTTCTAAAGTTGTATCAGCAGACGCTAATAATGTAGTAAGATTTACAGGTGGTATACATGAAGAAGCTACAACTGTTACTTCTTCTTCTAATGCGACTACTGTAAATTTAAGAACTGGTACAAATTTTTTACATGATCTTACTGAAGCTACAACTTTTACATTTAGTAATCCCCCTGCTGAAGCATGTATATGGTCACTAAAAATAATTCAAGACTCAACGGCCAGAGCAATAACTTGGCCTAATACAGTAGATTGGCCAGCTGCAACAGCCCCGACATTAACAGCTACAAATAATGGAGTAGACGTATTTGTATTCTTAACAATAGATGGCGGTACTATCTGGTATGGATTTACTGCCGGGCAAGCAATGGGTTAAAGGAATAAATTATGTCAGGTGGAGCTAAAAAGCTATTACACGCAGCAGCAGGTTCAGCAGCAGCAGGGGGTGATAATCTGTTTGTGGAAGATGTGTTCTCTAATCATATATACAAAGGTAATGATGGCACAAACCAAATTGTAAACGGAATTGATTTATCTGGTGAGGGCGGTTTGGTTTGGCAAAAGGCTAGATCAACGTATGCAGCTAATCATTTGTTGACGGATACTGTTAGAGGCAGAACTAAGATATTAAGCTCAAATCTTACAGCAGCAGAGGTAACTGCAAACGACACTCACATAGCATCTTTTAACAGCGACGGCTTTACGCTTGGTGGCGGTTACACCGCTTACGAAAACTTTAGTGGTATTGTTGATGGCATTATGTCTTGGACATGGAGAAAAGCAGAAGGTTGGTTTGACATAGTTTCCTATACAGGAAATGGAGTCAACGGCAGAGAGTTAGCGCATAGCCTCGGATCAACGCCCGGAATGGTAATTTGTAAGCGTACTGACACCGGACAAAACTGGATAACTCAGCATAAAAGTTTAGACCTTAGCAGTAACAAAACAATGTTTCTCAATAGCACTGATGCGCTTGCTGTTGCTAATGATTATTGGAACAGTACACACGCCTCTTCCACAGCGATAACTCTTAGTGGTAACTCAGACATAAACGGCAGCGGTGGTACTTACGTTGCTTATGTATTCGGAGAAGACGCAATCTTCGGTGAAGACGGTGACGAACAGATATGTAAGATGGGTAGTTTTACTACTGACGGAAACGCTACTCCTCAAGATATAAATTTAGGATTTGAACCACAGTGGTTTATGTATAAACGCACAGACTCATCTGGCAATTGGTTTATGGCTGATATTATGCGTGGATGGACAGCACAAAATAGTGGAGTAGCAGCAGAGACTTATTTATACGCTAATTTAACTGCTGCTGAAGCCGCACCTAATGCTTGGGGTTCTTCTCCTACTTCTAGTGGGATTACTTGGAGAGCAACAGGTTTAACTTCTAATTCAACCTACATCTACATGGCTATCCGTAGACCTATGAAAGTACCCGAAGCAGGGACTGAGGTTTTTATTGCTAATGAAGGTACTGCTAGTGCAGGTCAGTTTGTTACTGGGTTTCCTGTTGATTTAAATATTAATACAATAGTTAACTCAGCTAATAATAGGTATACACTAACCAGATTACTAGGAAATGGGAATTATTTAAAAACTGAAGCCTCTTCGGCAGAAGCTACTATTGGCTCTACAATAATGTTTACCAATGGCAACGCCAATACTGTATTTGATTTATATACTAATTGGTACAACGGTCAAACTAATGTTATTAGTTGGTCATTCAAACGCGCTTCTAAATTTATGGATGTGGTTTGTTATAATGGCACAGGTTCTGCTCATGCAGAGGCTCATAATTTAAGCATAATTCCTGAGTTATTAATTTGCAAAACAAGAACTTTTTCAAACGGTTGGTTTGTAACTTCGCCTTTATTGGGGCTAGCTAGCAGTACATATCCAAATGCTACTAGATTAGATTCTACCGTGGGATTAATTGGTGGATCAACTAATTATTTTAGTCAACAGTCTACGTCAACAAATTTTTATCC